CTCATCGGGTTTCCTTCCGGCGGAAATCGGGGTTTGGGAGCTCGGCCTGCGCCAGACGCTCGACCGCCTGGCGCACGACGCCGGCCTTGGTCTTTCCGAGATGCGATGCCAATGCCTCGATGAGTCGGTCGGTGTCCTCACGGACACTGACGGCCCTCGGCTTACGCTCTTCGTCTGCCATGCTGTACCTCCGCGGCTGAGCCGCATTATCACGACGATAATGCCATCGGCATAATGCGTCAAGGCGCTTGAGCGGATTCCCGCTTTTCGCCGCACGACCCGCATTTCCCGAAAGGTACGGCCGCGTTCAGCGCGTCCTGGCGCGCCTTGCAGCCGCCGCAGCCGCCCTGGGCGACCGGAAGCTGCATCTGCTTCACCTTCCGGCTCGGCAGGAATCCGAGCGCCCAGTGCACCAGGTCGCCGAGTCCTCGCCACCGCGTGCGCCTCGCGCAGAACTGCACGCAGACGGCGCGCGTCGGCCTCGGGCCGTACGGCTGCTCGGGGTGCGTGCACTGCGCGTCCACGGCGTACGCGCAGTCACGCGTACTCGGGCGTGCTGACGGCAAGCCAGTGGTTGCAGTCGTAGCAGGGTTCGTTGTTCTCATAGAGGCCGCCACCGCACATGGAAACCACGCCGCCGCACCGCTCGAAGTTCGAGCCGATCCCGCAGAAGCTGCACGGAGCCGGCGGGTTCTCGGGATCGTACGCGGCCGACGTCTCGAACGGCATCGGGTGCGAATTGCCGTTTGCGAGCCCGTCGAGACACAGCGCGGTCAGGCAGGGATGCACGGTCTGGAAGGTGCTGTTGCAGGCGACGTCGCCGCCTTCGGCCGTGCAGCCGCACCAGTTGATGGTGCCGTAGTCGCCCGGTCCAAGCGTGGTGAGATCCTGCACGGGCGACGTCCAGCAGATGCTCTGGCCCGCGATGTATAGGCCTAGATAATAAAGCACTGTATAGGTGTTTGAGCAGAGGTACCCAGTGCCGGGCTCGCTGATCTTGTACACCGGGATAAGGTCTGGTGCCGGCGTCGTGCACCATGAGAGGCGATGCACCAGGTACGGCACCGCAATGCCGGGACCACTGACGCACTCGACGCGGTAGCAGCCTGGCACGGTCAGCGCGCCGTTGCTGTCGTGGCCGTAGTCCTTGAGCGGACCAGGCTCCCATTGGTTTGTCTCGTCGTTGTAGAAGCATCGACAGCCGCGCGCGTAGTCGTGCTGGGAGTACGTCCAGGTGATCTGAACGCCGACGTTGTCGGCGACGTAGCAGCAGTTGGCGCCGACGCGCCGCAGCACGGTCGCGGGTATGCCGAAGTTCACCTGGTGGTGCGCCTCGCCGAGCCGGTACCACTCCTGGTCGATGTCCTGCGAATTGCAGTTGTCCTGCGCGCACGGCGACACGTTGAGCAGCGTGCGCTGCCATCGCTTCACGCCGGTGATCCCGCTCACGACGAGCGTGCTCGGGTGCTCCTCGATGCACATGAGGTCCGCGCAGCTGCCCGGCGTGATTTCCCCGCAGCAGCAAAGCCGATGCGTGCTCACTCCTCGGCCCTCACGAATGACGGCGGTACGAGGTACCAGCCCTCGGGAATCTCGATGCGGTTGCTTGAGAGCGTCCACTCGCCGGCGACGCGGTGGTACACGCGGAACCTAGCGTCCGGGCCCACCCTCATCGGGCTTTCCTCCGGAACGAACACGGTCCGGCTGCTCCCGCATCCAAGCGCGAATCCGATCACCAGCGCGGCGCAGAGTATCGCGGTCAGCGTCAGCATCCACCGCGACGGTGCCACGCTCCATCCGGCGGTCGAGCCACCCGATGAGCGCGACGGTGACCTGGGCGACGATGCGCTCAAGCATCGGCCTTCTTTGCGTCGGCCGCGAAGATGAGCCCGAGCCCCGCAATGACCGCGGCGACGGCCGCGCCCCAATCGGGATTGGGCCACGCATTGAGGATCGCCGCCGCAGCGGTCAGGAGGCTCGCAATACCGGCGAGCGTCGTTTTTCCGTTCTTCATTGCTTGCGCTCCAGTGCCTCAAGCCGACGCTTGAAGTCGGCGATATCCGTGCGGAGCTTCAGGAGCTCCATGTCGATCCCGTTGAGCTTCGCGAGCACGCGCCAGCTCGTTCCGAAGATCGTCGCGACGATGGTAGCCGCCGCTGCGAAGTCGACGAGGTTCATGTCAGTAGTCGATGTGGATGCGCGGATTTGCGCCGCCGGTCTCGGTCTTGACGAACGTCGTAGAAGGGTTGCAACGGAACTTCCAGACGACCGAGGCGCTCGATGCCAGCGGCATGTACCTGCCGGCAGTGTCCTCTGCATTGGCGTCGCTGACACTCACGGCCGTAGTGAATCTCAGCACGACACCGCTGTCGTTCATGATGGTGACGAACGCGTCCGAGTTGATCGACGAATCCAGAGCGGCGTACGTCGTTCCCTGCGCAGTCCTGACAAACTTGCTTGCCATGTTCCCTCCTAGAGTGCGACCTTGACGGCCTTGATGTTGGTGCAGCCTGCAAGGCTGTTCACGTTCGTGCTCGCGCGCGCGGTGATCGTGGTGTCGCCCTTCGCCATCAGGTAGATCGTGTCGGCGCTCGCGAGCGACACGACGCCGGAGATGCTGAGGTGCAAAGAGAATCCGGCCGCGCGGATCGTGCCTTCGGCGCCCGCGATGATGGTGTTTCCGAGAAGGTCGCTGATCCGCGCCGCGCCGACGAACGCGGCCGTGTGGTACAGCTCGACTTCGCCCCAGATGATCCACGACCCAGCCGTCAGCGGAATGCTCGTCAGCGCGGTAAACGCCGCGCTGCTCACGCTCACGTTGGTGTTGATCTGGTTCGCCGCGTAGGTAAGCGGCAAGTTGTTGTTGATCGTGAGCGCCGGCAACGCGTCCACCGTGAGCGACTGCGTCGTCGGGCTCACGGTGAGCGATTGCACGGTCGGCGTGACGATCAGGTCGGGCATTAGCGCGTCACCTCGGGAGTAATGTAGAACGATCCCTCAAGGATGCGAGTCACCACGCCGCCGGATTCGTATTCGATGTCGTAGACGCCGGCGAGCGGTGCCGTGAACGCCGCCGTCGCCGTCGCCGAGATGAGCGGCACGATGTGCGAATGGTTGCCCTGGTGGCTCACCGTGATCCCTGACGCGTTCGTGAGGCTGAACACGGTAGACGTCGCCGCGTGCGACGTACGGCCCTGCATCCGCACGGTGTATCCGGTCAGGTCGGTGTCACTGACCTGAAGGTCGAACGTGAACGTAGCGCCCTGCTCGATGGTGATGTCGTATCTCGCGGCCATTAGGTGCACGCTCCGTCGATTGCCTGGGTGTTGACGATGAGCCAGATGAACGTGCCGTCGGTCATGCGGTGCGGCACGCACCAGACCCACGTTCCGGTCGGGATCTTGACTGCGCCGAATCCGGCCGGGATGTTGGCCTTCGCGACGCCGTAGCTGTACGGGTTGACGCCGTTTGAGAGCTCCGAGACGGACAGCGCGCTGTAGACGATGGTGTCCTGCGCAGCGGTCGGCACATAGCTCGCCGCGCTCGTCTGCACGGTCTGCTTGACGACGGAGTAGAGCCACCGGGCATCCGTTCCAGCGATCGCGCCGGCTGCGGTGACCTTCATCAGCTGGCCGTGCGACCGCTCGAATGCCGGGAGCTCGGCGCGGATCTTCGCGTCGGTGAACTGCGACGCCCGGACCTGTCGGAACCAACTCACGGCCACCATCCCGTCTGCGCCATGTTCTTGTAGTCGGTGCTGGAGAACACGCTGTTGAATGCCGCAGTGTCGCGGCTAATCCGCTTCCACTTGACCGTTTTTGCTCCCTTGCCGGGCGTCGGCGTCGTGTCCGTCGGGATCACGCGGCCATCCACGTCGCAGTCGGCCATCTGCGACATATGGAAATAGCGGTCGTACAGGAAATCGACCACGACCTCGTACATTTCGGTATAGCCGTCGATCTTCGTCGCCGTGATCCCCTCGCAAAGCACGGTTCCTGCCGCGAAGCCGTAGAACGTATCGTTATTGAGCTTGCCGACGACGTCCACGTTGGGAGCCACGGCCGAAAGCATCGACGTGACCGACGAGTCGAACGTCTGCCGCACGCGTAACTGGAGCTGCGGCACTTCCTGCGTGATCGGCTCGCCGTTCGTGTTGATATTCGTGCCGCCGATCTCCGCGCTCTCGTCGATGTTCGACGGGTTCACGCTCCAGCTTCGCCGCCACGCCTGCATCGGCCGCATCCGAGTGCTGTACTCGGTGCTGGCCGGCAGCCAAAGTCCCGTCGGGCTCGTCGGCCCCGGCCCGGCGTCGCTGTAGAGCGTCGTCCACCGAACGGTGACCTTGCAGTGGATGGCGTCGAGCTTCTCGCCGGTCACGCCACGGCATCGGAGCGTGTCGAGGTAGGTGCCCGTTGATGCTCCGTAGTCGGCGTCAGGCTGCGGGAGGGCACCCTCTCCGATCATGCCTGCGAGTTCCGCACCGAAATCCAGGTTGGCGAGATCGCGACGACGCATCATCAGCGTCTCCACGACCTCGTGCGGCTGCCCGAGCGTGGTGCTGCTGTACGTCTTGGAGACGAGCCACCACTCATAGCTCGTGGTATTCCCGCTCGGCATTATAACACCGCCTTTCCGATTCGGTTCACGGCGCCGAGCAGATCACGGGCGACGCTGAACGGACCCATGCCGCTGATTCCCGCCTGGCGCTGGATCCGCTCCCGTTCCATGCGGTCGAAGATGAACCGAGCCTGAGCGCGTCGCGCCTCGTCCTCGTTCGATGCCATCTGGAGCTGCATCTGCGCGATGATCTCGTTCACCGACGTGCCCTGCCCCGTCACGGCGCCCACCAGGCCGCCTAGGCCGGCTCCTGCGGCGTTCCAGACGCGGCCGAGGGTCTGGAGCCCTCCGATGTTGCCCTCGGTCCCAGCGCCGGCTGCGAACGCCTGGCCGAAGGTCGTGCGCGCCGTCATTCGCTGCTCGATCGCGGCGAGCCGTTCGAGCATGACGGCCGAGCCGGTGAAAGTCTGCCGTCCGGTCTTTCGGAACTCCTCAAGCGCCGCACCGGCTCCGCGCGTGCTCGACTCCAGCGTGTCCAGGGCGCGCGACGCGCCGGCGAACGGCAGGATGGCCGCCCCGATGCCGATGGCCGCGCCGCCGAGCCCGGACGCCCCCAGGCCGCCGATCAGGCCGCCGAGCGGTCCGGCTCCAGCCGCGCCCAGCGCCGGCTGCATCGCCGCGCGGATCTTGCTCATGCGTGCGGCCGACGCCGACACCTCGCGCTCGACCTTGCGCATCGCCGGCGCGACCTGGTCGGTCTGCACCGTGATCGGCACCTTCAGGTTCGGGATTGCGCTCATGCCGCCATCCCCCTCTGGATCTCGCGGATGCCCTCGGCGATCGACTCGCCTATCACGCGCGCGGCGATCGAGCGGCCATGCTGCGACGCCTTCCAGATGTAGTGGCGGGCGTACTGCGACTGATAGACGCCCTTGCGTCCTCGGAGTCCCTTCCGCCAGCCGCGGCCGCCGCCGAACGATCCGCCGGCCGAGAGCGTGCGCTTGCGCGCGCGCGTCGATTGCCTGATCACCTTCCCGCTCTTCAACGTGCGGAAATAGGTCGTCGTGCCGCCGCGCCCCTCGTCAATCGCACGGTTGCGGATGATCTCCTTGACGCGCTCGCGGTTTCCGCCGACGCCCTTCGGGAAAGCGTGCCAGCCGACCTCCATGAAGTGCGACTTCCAGCCGACGAACGGCGAGTTGCGGCCGATTCGGCCGCGATCGTTCGGGTTGCGCACTTTGTCGGTCTTGACGCCGACGGCGCACCAGATGGCGCGCTTGTATGGGCGGATCTTGTAGGTCAGCTGGCGCTTGGTTCGGTCCGCGTTGCGCCACGCGTTCGCACGCGCGACCTTCCGCACGGCCTGACCCCACTTGCGCAGCGCCTTCGCGGCGATCTTCTTGCGCAGCTTCTTGTCCACCGATTGCAGAGCGCGCGTCGTCGAGCGCAGGCTCTCGTCGGTCACGCGAAACTCAATGTATCCGCGTCCGGTCGATCGCCCTGGCACGCTCGGCGAGCTGCGTCCGAATGCTCTCCCAATTCGGGATATCAAGGTCGGCATTGATGAGTGCTGCGGGAATGCGGTCGATCGTGGTGCTCATGTATTTCAGGGCGCAGCGGAGCACCGCGCGCTGGCCCTGATCTAGTCCCGCCCTTCGCCGTACAGGCGCTCCACCTCGCGGCCGAGCTCGATGATCGCGTTGCCGTCGGCCGCGAGCGCGTCCTCGATCGACTCGAACACGGGCTTTCCCGCGTGCTCGATGTGCCGGAACGAAAACCACGCGTACATACGTTCCGGGTTCGACTTCGAGACCTCGAGCGCCTCGATGATGTCGAGCGCGCTCGGCCGGCGAATGTCGATCGGCGTGCCACGCCAGTCGATGCGCACGGGCTCAAGGGTGAAGATGGCGCGGATCGGGTTCATGCGATAGTGATCGTGCCGTCGAACTGGAGCGAGACGGTCGCGCGGGTGACGCCCTGCGCCTGCGCCGTCACCTCGTACCCGGTGATCATCGCGGACCCGGTGATCGTCTGTCCCGTGGCGAGCGTCAGGACGTAGGTGTTGAAGGTGCGCGCGGCCGCGTAGCCGTCTAGCACGGTCGTGCCGCCGGCCGTCTGGTCGTAGAAGATGTCGAGCGAGCCGGTGCCGCCGAGGGCTCCCGCGATGTAGTACTGCACCGTGGAGCCGATCGGGGTCACGTCGATGGCCGGAACGTTGATTGAGATAGTCGCGGTGCCGACGGCCGCGAGCGTGGTGCCGCCGGCGGTGATGCTTGCGAGGGTTCCAGAGAGTGCCATCTATGACTCCGTGTAGTGGATTTCAATTGAGCACGCGAGCTCGGCGGGCTGGTTCTCGTCGCCGTCTGCGGTGTTGGCCGGGTCGATCGTGTGGCCCTGCCACTCGACCGCCTGAAAGACGTAGGTGTCGTAGGTTCCCGCGACGCACAGCGTCTGGAGCTCGTCGCGGAACGCAAGCGCGTCGTTGGTGCGGTCGGCGACGACGCGGATCTCGACGCGCGTCCGCAGCAGCGGGTTCGCTCCGATGGTCATGCGCTCCTCGGGCTCGACCTCGAAGGTGCACGCCGGCAGGATTGAATCCTGCAACCGGTAGCCGTGCGTCACTCGGGAATCTGGTATTCCGGCCGCCGACAGCGTCGATCCGGTGATCAGCATGGCACGGACGGCGGATTCAATCGTCGCCATCAGTTCACCTCCGTGCAGTCGATCACGGCGACGCGGTCGGCCTCGTCGAGGTTGCGGATGGCGTTCACCTTCAGCGTGCGGCCGCGCACGGTGAGCCGGCAGACCTCGGTCAGCGCGGCGTTCTGGACCGCCTGCCAGCGCGCGCGGACCTCGATCGAGCGGACCACGGCGACGCCGTCGGCGTAGCCCTGCTCGCTCGCGCTGTTCTCGCGAAGGTCGCATCGGAAGCTGCTGCCGGCCGTCCAGGTCGCGGTGCGCATTCCGAGCGAGTCGAGCGTCGCGCTCGGCGTCTGCACAGTCGCCGTCCACCGGAGCAGGCCGCCGGAGATCATCGGATGCGGCTCCCCGTTCCGACGGCAGAGAGGATGTACTCGACCGAGAGCGGCACGGTCGCGAGTCCGACGGGCTGGAACGCCTCGGGGTTGTTGTACCACGCCCCGACGAGCGCGATCACGGCGTGCACGACTTCGTTGGGCACCACGCTGTAGCCGGCGTTGTAGGTCACGGTGATCGCCGTTCCCTCGTAGATCGCCGGCGCTTCGAGGAACCGCAGCTTGACCATCGGGCCGTCGGTCCGGTCGATCCAGTAGTCGGACGACGGCATCGTCTGCGTCGCGTTCGCGCTGTCCTGGTACTGGACGCTCGTCAGCGAGTTGAACGGGTGATCCGGAAGCAGCGTGTCGCGCCAGGTCGCGAGGTACAGCGTGCGCGCCTTCGGCGACATGACCAGCTCGGTCTTGCGCTCGACCAGGTCGAGTGCAGCCTCGCGCAGACGGATCAGGTCCGCGTCGTCGTCGGCGTAGTCGATCTTCAGCGCCGACTTGATTGTTGAGAGCGGGATGCTCATGGAAACGGCATCTGGGGGTTTCCCCCCAGACGCCGCGATGCGAATGGAATCACTTGAACGCGAGGTAGCCGAACGCCTTCGTGTTGGTCACGACGACGTCGGAACGCTTCCAAGCCTGGAGGATCGTGGTCAGCTTCTGCATCTGGCTGGTCGTGTCGACGAGGAACTCAAGACCGCCGCGGTCGTAGATCTCGACGTACGACCAGTTTCCGACGACGGCGGCCACGTCGTTCGCCGCAATCGTGGTCGGCATGAACTCCGAGATGGCGACCGGAATGCCGTACAGCTGGCCGTTGAGGCCGTTGGTGAGGCCCTCCGCGACGTTGTCGGAAACCTGCCAGAGGTAGCGGTTGCTGCCGTCCTTGAGCTTGCGGACAGTCTTGGCGACGGCATCTCCCATCATCCAGCGGAGATCGCGCCGGTAGCGGGGAAGGCACTTGTGCACCGTCTCGATGATGTCGTCGGCCGCGATGGTGGCGAGGCCCTGACCGCTCGATCCGGCCGTCGCGACGAACCGCTGTCCGGTGTCGTTCTTGACCGCCGTAATCGCTCCAGTCGGCTGCGCCGGATTTCCGGTCGCCGAGCTCGATCCGTCACCCGTCATGAGGTACTGCTCCTCGGTGAGGTACACGCCCTCGCCGACCTTGCGCGCGAGGAAGTCGCCGCCGCCGATGTAGTCCTGGTAGGCGAACTTGGTGACCGGCGTGCGGACCGCGAACGCGTAGTCGCCGACGGTCTTGCGGCCGAAGGTGATCGTGGACTCGGTCACGCTGTTGGTCGGTGCCACGTAGCTGTCCGTGGTCGTGGTCGACTCATCGACCAGGTATCCGGTCGGGACGCTCGCGTCAACGGTGATCTGCTGATCGCTTGCGACGGTGTACACGGTCGCGACGCTCCGAAGCACAAGCTGCTTCTGGACGAGCTCGACGATGCGGCGCTGCATGTCGGTCGGCACGGGCGCGTTGCTGGTGCTGTTCTGGTTCGCCACGATCGTGCCGCGGATCTCGGCCATGGAGCCGGTGAGCAGCGCGCGCCCGAACGCGTCGCGGTATTCGTTGCCGGACGACGCATCAGCCGTCGAGATCGACGCACGCGAAGCGAGGACGGGCTTCTTGAGCTCGTCCGCGATCCTCGCGGAACGCTGCGCCTGGGCGATGCTCTTGTCGAGCTCGCTGTATCGCGCCTCCATCTTGTCCCACTGCTCCTGCTCAAGCGGGCCGAAGTCGGCGCGGTTGTTGAGCGCCTGCATGTCCGTCAGGAGCTTCTTGCGCTCCTGCATCGCCTCGTTGAGGCTGTTCCAATCAGATGCCGTTGCCATGGTGCTTTTCCTTCATTTCGCGCAGTCGTAGCGCGCGGGTGAATCGGTCGCGATCGCACACGCTGCGAAGCGACGAACTGGTCTGGGGGTAGGCCGCGTCCTGGACGATGGACACCTCGACGAGAGTTGCCTTCTTCACCAGGCGCTGAGTTCTGTCCTTGTTCCAAGTGTCCTCGGTGACGTAGAAACCGAAGCTCATTTCGCCGCTCAGGTCGCCGCGCTCCAAAAGCGTTTTGATGTCGCGGCCCAGCGTCGTATCAGGAAGTTCGGCGCTAAAAGCCAAACCGCTGCGATCCGACCTCAGCGTAAGAGTTTTGGAGCGCGTACGAGCCAGCGGCATCGAAGCGTCGTGGTTGTAGTAGAGCTTGACATCCGCGCCAGTCGACAATGTCTCGTTGAACGCGCCCGGCGCGATGCGCTCGGTGAACTTGCGCCCGCCCTCCACGATCTCGCGCGAGTCCTGCCCGTACACGGCCGCGTAGCCGGCGAGCGTGCGGCCGTCGAGCTTCTGCTCGGTCGCCTCGATGCTGCGCCTAGAAATCATTTGGAGTCCCTTCCTGCGCCGACGTGTCGCTTCCGAGATTCGTCTGGCCGCCGCCGGTTCCCATGTTCAGCGCGACGATCGGCGCGTCGAGCCCGGGCAGCGGCGCGAGGTCGAGCTCTTCGCGCGCTTCGTTGCGCGTCATGAATCCGGCCTCGACGGCGGTTCGGAGCGCCGCCATCGTCTCGGCCATGCCGGGCCGCACGAGCTCGTCGGTGTCCCAGGTGACCGTGTCGCCCGGCGCGCAGAGCTTCGAGAGCACCTCGGCCTTCCAGACGTTCAGCCACTGCTGAAGGCACGCGTCGACGTACATTCGCGACAGCCATTCGAGCGTGCCGTACGACGGGCCGACGTTTTCCGAGAGGTACGACGACGGCACGCCGTAGATTCGCGACACGTCGCCGACGCTGTACTGCCGCGCGGCCTGAAGGCCGGCGTCGTCGAGAGTCGAGCTAATGCGCTCGATGCGCATTCCCTCAGCGAGCACCAAAGGCTTTCCGGTGTTGGCCGTGCCGGCGTGCTTCGCCTCGTAGTCGGCCATGATGCGCTGGCGCGCCTCAAGCGACAGCGGACCCGGATGCACCAGCGCGATCTTCGGGTTTCCGGCGTTGCTGTACGCCTTTAGCGCCATGTCCTCCTGCGCGGCGAGAAGCTGGAGCGAGGTTCGGCAAAGCGAGATCGGCGACTCGCCCCAGAGTCCGTTCGTGTTCGGTGCTTTCAGGTGCAGCACCTGGTCGAGCTGAAGGTCGCCGTACGCGCGCGTCTTGTAGTACGGCACCGCCGTCGTCGTGTTCAAACTCACGCTGTCCGGGTCGAGCATGATGAGCTCGAGCAGCTCTCCGCCGCGCGTCCTGTTGATCGCGGCGAACGCGTTCCCCCAGAGGAGGAGCTGCATCGTCATCGCGCGCCGGAACTCATGGCCGCTCATCAGCGGCGACGGCGTCGCGAGCAGCGACTCGGCGCCAGGCGACGACACGTCGAGCTCGACGCGCGCCACGTCGTTCGCGATCAGCGACACGGCGCGGTACACGGGCGTGTAGCGCAACGCTGTCGCAGCGGATACGAACGGCAGCGAGCCGTTGGCATCCGGGTACATGATCGTGGACCATGGACCGCCGAAGTAGCGTTTGAGCAGCTTGCGCAGCACGCCTGTATGTTCGCGTGCGCGTCAACTAACTAGTGGCTCTAAACACCGGATTCCAACAAGTGGAACTTATACTTCCACTTCGTAGCAGCTCGCGCGCTTCCCGCCCCAGCAGTGGATGGCGATGATGGACGCGACAAGCGGGTCGATTATGCAGTTCGTCCGGCTCTTCACGGGCCGAATGTTGCCGTTGCGGTCCTGCTGCGCGACGGCCTCGGCGCACGCCCGGCGCATGATCGGGTCGTCGCCGATCACCAGTTTCCCGCCGGCCCAGAGGTTCTGGAACAGCTGGCAGCCGGGGCCGAACGTCGCGATGCCCATGCGGTACGCCGTCATGGGGATTCCGTCGGCCTCGCACGCCTCGACCAAATACTTTGAGCCCCAGGAGTCGTAGCCGACGGCCCGTAGGTCGAACTCCTCCCGCAGCCGGTTCAGCGTCGCGCGCACGCTCTCGTAGTCGATCTCGCGGCCGGGCGTGAGGGTGATCCGGCGCTCGGCCGCCCATGTTCGCACGGGCATCCGGTAGTCGAGCTCCCGCTGGCGCACGTTCTCCAGCGGCCACCAGTAGTGGCCCTTGAGCGCGACGCGGCCGTCGTCGAGCGGCACCGCCAGCATGAGCGCCGTCATGTCGAGCGACTTCGAGAGGTCGAGGCCGAGCCACGCCGGCCGGCCGCGCAGCTTCTCCAGGTCGGGCGTTTCGCCGCCGGGCCAGAGCTCCATGTCAAGCCAGCCGCCCGTGTTCTCGTCCGTCCTGGCGCAGTGATAGCGGACGAACTCGGCGCGCCCGATCGGGGTCCGCTTCATCGTGTTCCAGCTGCGGCGCAGGCTCACGCGGTCGGGCTGCCCGTGCACCATCGCCGGGTTGGCCTTGGGCCACGCTGCCTCGTCGTCCGGCGTGTCGGCGGGGTCGATCCCGTACAGCGCGGCGAACACCGAATCGTCCTCGACCTCGCCCTTCAGGATGCTCTCGGCGTTTGCGACGAGCTCGCCGTAGATGTTCTCGGGGTTCGCCCCTGGCGTCGTGATGATCAGGCCGAGCGATTCGCGGCGCTTGCTTCCGGTGGTCAGCAGCTTCGTCAGGAACCGGCCCTTGTACTCCGCGGCCTCGTCGGCGATCCAGAACGAAGGGTTCAGGCCGTCGAGCGCACGCTCAAGCGCCGGCAGTCCGGTCATAAGGCAGTCGCGTTTCTTGATCTCAATCCGGTCCCAAAGCACCGAAGTATCGTCCCGCTCCTGCCGGCGGATCATGGTGCGCGCAGTGTCCAGGCAGATGGCCGCCTGCTCTTCGTTGTTCGCGACGACGTGTACGCGCCGGCCGTCGCCCTGGAACAGGTCGTACAGCGCGAGCCCGGCCGCCATCGTGGTCTTGCCGTTGCCGC